ATCGCCCAGATGTCAGCGTTGTCGGCCCAGCGGGACTCGCCGGCCGGGTCGATCTTGCGGGACGGTGCGTACTCGGCGTGGCCGTGGATCTGCTCGGTGCCGATCTCGTAGGCGGCGGTCAGCTCGGCGCAGAGGCGGACGTAGCAGTCCTGCTGCGCCTCGGGCCAGGGTTCGCCGACTCCGTTGTTCGCGGCCTCGATCCCGATCGCATGGGTGTTCATCGTGTCGTCGTCGGCGAGCCCGCACGGGTCGATCCCGGACCCGTTCGTGTTCGTCGCGCCGGCGGCGCAGACGAAGATCTCCGGGACCCGGCTGATGTACAGCTGGCAGAGCGGTGCGGCGTCGGCGTGCCAGGTCATGTACTCGACGTCGGGCCAGCCGTCCGAGCTCGGGCCGGAGGCGGTGTGGTGCGCCATGACGTGTGACGGTCGGCCCGGGTCGAACCCTCCGCTCGAGCGGCCTCTCGTTTCCCAGCCGTCGACCTCGATCACCGGGTAGCCGGTGCGGCGGGCGACGTCGGCGAGGTCGGTCAGGTAGCGGGAGCCCATCAGATCGCCTTGAGCTCCGCTCGGAGCGCCTCGAGCTGCTGGCGTGCGCCGGCGAGCTCGACGAACAGGTTGTCGATGACGCGCAGCAGGTCGTCGCGCCGGCGGGCCTGGCGGTCGGTGTCGAGCTCGTGGCGGATCTCGCGCACGATCGCGACGAGCAGGGTCAGCCGGTCCGCGAGCGGGTCGCCGGTGTCGTAGGCGTCCTCCGGGTCGGCGTCGCCGATCATCAGCTCTTGGCCTTCGCCTTCGTCCGGCTCGAGCTCGTGGCGGCGCCGGCTGGGAGGAACGCTTGGACCTTCGACAGGATCATCTGATCGGTGATCACGCTCTCGTCGCCTCCCGGGTCCGGGTTCTCTGCGGCGATCGCCGACGCGTATGCGGCCTCGACGTCGGACTCCGTCGCGATGTCCCAGCGCATCAGGTAGGCGGCGTTCGCCGGGTCGCCTTCGACGTTCTCCTGCGCGCAGGCGGCGGTGACGCGGTTCTGGAACGCGGTGTCGTTGGCGTTGCGGTGGATCGTGCTGTAGCTCATCTCGTCTCCCTTGATTGTGCGGTCATGCCGACCCGAGGTCCTCGAGCCAGGAGGTCAGGCCGAGCGTGTACTGGAACAGCGTGTTGACTTGCATCGCGTTCGCGGTGAACGTGATGTTGTGCGGTCCGGGTGCGAAGATCGTCGGTGGCATCACCAGGCTGTAGTCCTGCGCTTGGTAGTGCGTGGCCATGCGGAACGTCCAGATCAGTGCGCCGTCGAGCTTGACGTTCACTTTGCATTGGTAGACCTCGTCGATTGATCCGGCGGCGGTCTTGGCGACGAGGTACACGCCGACTCGGACCCACCGGCTCGGCGCGCTCGCGGTGTAGGCGAAGTCGACTGCGCCTCCGCAGAGCGGGAGCTCGGTCATGCCGATGTTGCCGTCCGCGGCGGTGGTGCTCATTCGAGCGGCGATCCCGTACGCCGCGTCGAAGACGGCCAGCCACCACGCCGCGCCGTGCCAGTCGTATTGCCCCAGGCCCGTGACGAACCCTTGCAGTCCGGTCGGGATCGTCGCGGCTTGTGCGGCGGTCCAGGCGTCGCGGGCAGCGAGGTTCGTGAACCGAACCCCTCCGGTCGGGAGGACGATCGCTCGGGCGTCCTGGTTGGCGCCGGCGCTGACCTTGAGGATGGGGATCTCGTAGATGCCGGTCGGTGTCTGCTGGCATTGTGTCGCTCCGTCGCGGAACACGATCTCGGCCGTGTTCGTCGCCGGCGTGACCCGGACGACGATCAGCCCGTTCGCCGTGGTGGGGATCGAGGTCGCGGAGAGCAGCTCGCAGTAGTGACCGTCGACCCAGGCGGCGCCGGCGTTGATCGTTGCGTAGGCGCCGGTGAACGCGGAGCAGCCGAACTCGCCTCCGCCACCAGAGCCGGAGATCACTCCGCTCGCTGCCCATGCTCGGGCCATCGCCCGCCACCGCGCCTCGGTCGCGACCGCGCCGTCGCCTCCGTCTGTCGGCCATACGTTCATTGCGACCATGTCAGATCCTTTCGAGCTGGCGGACTCGACGGTCGAGCCCGGCGAGCGATCGGAACAGAGCGAGGTCTCCTGCAGGTTTGCCGACCGATGGGATCACTGTGGCGCCGTCGCCGTCGAGCGTGACGTGGACCTCCCGGATCTGATCGATGACGGTCAGCCCGCCGGCCTTGACCGTGACGATGTCGCCGAGCAGCCAGTCCCGTCCGAACGCTTGGGCGTCGGTGTCGATGGGGTTGAACACGACGGTGACCGGGAGCACGCCGGCGGCGAGCCCTTCGGCTCCGGCCTTGTCGAGCTCGGCGAGGTCGGTCGTGTCGCGCCGGTCCTCGAACGACTCGGCGAGGCCCCATGTCCCGATCGAGATCGCGTCGGTCGACTCGCGGATGATCCGTGCCGTGCCCTGGCCTCCGCCGGCGACGACGATCTTGTTCGCGGTCGGCGCCTCCGCCGTGACGACGTAGCCGGCGAGGGTCTCCAGCCCCTCGGAGAAGATCGCTCCGCGGTTGACCGCCGGGTAGGCGCGGAACGTCAGGTCGACGACGTCGAACAGGATCCCGTGCGGGCGGGCGGTGTCCTGCATCAGCGTGAGCAGGTTCTGCCAGCGGGCCGAGACCGTGATGATCGGACCGGCGGCGGTCGGGACCGGGACGGTGAGCCCGGGCACTCGGCGCGCTGGGACGGCGTTCGGGCCGGCGTTGATCCGGGCGAGCTCGGCGAGCACCGCGGCGACGTCGCCGGTGTTCACGTTGTAGGCGTGCGTCGCGTACGGCGGGCCCGGCGTCATCGGCTCCGGGTGGGCGAGCCGGCGGGCGAGCCAGACCGTGTCGTCGACTCCGGAGACGGTGAGCGTGTCCTCGTCGTCGACCGTCCGCTCGAGGTGGGCGACCGGGCCCGACCGCCACACCTGCACGGTGCCGGTCGGCCCGTGGACCACGAACTCGACCCGTGCCATCGAGTCGGCGACCAGGACCCGGCCGGCCTCGGTGTCGGTCGGGAGCGTGACCGTCCAGGTCGAGACGTCATTGGCTCGTGCCATGACCTCGGCCGACTCGTAGGTGTCGACGACCGCCTGGCGGACTCCGACCCGGTCGGTGACGAACAGCGCCCAGGTGCTCATGCGGCCAACCATCGGTTGCGCCAGGTGAACAGGACCGAGCTGCCCTCCGTGACCGCGCCGAGCACGATCTCGACGTGGTTCCCGCCTGGCACGAGCGGCCACAGCGATGACGTGTCGGTCAGCTCTCCGAACGCGGTCGCGCCGTTGAGCCGGACCGTCTTGTGGCCGGGCCGGTGGTCGACGACGAGCGTCTCGCCGGCGACCATCTCGCCGAGGATCTGCCACGACTGTCCCGTCGTCCGGTTGGCGACGGTGACGTCGAGCCCGGGCCCGGTCACGGTCACGATCGGCCAGGCGTCGACGTCGCCGGTGTTCTCGATCGCCGTGCCGGAGAAGACGTCGGAGGCGCCGAGCTCGAGCGGGAGGAACGGGAACCAGGTGATGATCCCCTCGTCGGGCTGGGCGAGGACTTGTGACTCGATCGAGTCCTGCCAGTACGGGTCGGCGGCTCGGAACATCAGCGTGGTCAGGCCGAGCAGCGGGTATTCCTCCGCGAACGATTCGAGGCCGGCCTCGTAGGCGCAGACGAGCTGCCGGCCCGGGTAGTCGCCCTGGACGACCGTGATCGTGCCCTCGCCTTTCAGCGGGTCGAGCGCCTTCGCCCAGCGGCGCAGCTCCGTCCGGCCGGCGGTCGGGCCGGGCAGGACCACCGGGAGCGTGAGGAACCGTTCCTCGTGGCGGGCGTGGCGGAACCGGCCTCCCTGCGCTTGCGGGACGCGCACGGTGTGGATCGTGACGGGTGGCATCATGCGCTGCTCGGCCTCGGTGCGGGTCACGAACCGGATCGTCTCGCCGAGCGGGTTGCGCCACTCGTGCGTCTCGCAGTCGGTGTCGGGCACCCACGGGTCGGTCATCGCACGCCTGCCATCAGCTCGAGCCGGCGGAACCCGTACGCGATGTCGGCGGCGTCGGCGCGGCGCGGGTAGATGTTCAGCGTGTAGTTCCCGCCGTGCGATTCCTCGGCGATGATCGCCCGCAGCATCGCCTCCGGTGCGACGATCTCGGTGCCGGCCTCTCCGCCGATGAACATGGTCGGGCTGGTCAGCACTCCACCGCCGGCGAGCAGCGGGAGGTTCGGGAACCCGATCGTCTGCCCGCCGATCGAACCTCCGCCGATCGAGCCGATGCCGGGGATCTTGACCTCCGGGATGCTGATCGACGGGATCTTGAACTCGAGCCCGTTCCAGGCGCGGATCACGGCGTTGATCGGTCCCTTGATCGCGTTCACGACGTTGGAGATCGCGGTCTTGATTCCTCCGATGACCCCTTCGATGATCCCGACGACCTTGTCGATCGGCTCGGTGATGAACCCGGTGACGTCGTCCCACGTGTTTTTGAACCAGTCCCAGACCGTCTTGGCGGCGGACTTGATGCCGGTCCAGACGGCCTCGACCGCGGTCAGGGTGTCCTCGACCGGCGCGGTGATGAACCCGGTCACGTCGGACCAGACGTTGTCGAGCCAGATCCAGACGGTGTTCGCGGCGCGCTTGATCGCGGCCCAGGCGGTCTCGACGGCGGCGATCGCGGCGGTGACCGGCGCGGTGATGAACGCGGTCACCTGGTCCCACGTGTTTTGGAGCCAGTCCCAGACCGCCTTCGCTGCGGCCTTGATCGAGTCCCAGTTCTTGACGACCGCGAGGACGGCGAGCCCGATCGGCCCGGTGATGATCGCGAGCAGCAACGGCCAGTTGTCCTTGACCCAGTTGAAGGCCGTCATGATCGCGTCCTTGACCGCGTTGAACGCGGTCGTGGTCGCTTCCTTGATCGTGTCCCAGTTCTTCACGATCAGGATCACGAGCCCGGCGACCGCTGCTCCGATCAGCACGAACGGTGCGGCGGCGAGCGCCGTCGCCAGCGCGGCCGCGGCGGCGCCCGCGGCCCATGCGGTGAACGTGACACCCACCGGGATCGCGGCGGCGATCGCGCTGATCCCGATCGCGACGAACGCGCCGGCGATCCCGCCGAGCACCACCAGCGCAATTTCCTTGTTGTCGCTGATCCAGTTGAACACTCCTTCGACCGCCGGGAGCACGGTCTCGGTCAGGATCGTCGCCAGCGCGCCGAGCACCGGGAGCAGCAGCGCCCCGATGGTCTCCTGCATCTCGGCCATCGCGATCTGGGCTTTCTGCATCTTCCCGGCGGTCGAGTCGGCGGCGCCCGCAGCCTGCCCTTCGAACGTCTTGGCCATCTCGGCCATCATTTGGTCGAGCGACTTCGCCGACCCGTCGGCGTTCTCCGTCTCGATCCCGAGCCGTTTCAGCGCTCCGGTCTGACCGTCGGCGGCTTTCGCCATCGCGTCGGTGACGGTCGACAGGTCCTTCCCGGTGCCGGCGGCGACATCCATCGCGACGTTCATCGCCGCTTGTGCGTCCTCGGTGTTACCGAACCCGCGGACGAGCCGGTCCATTGCCGGGCGCAGCTCGTCGTCGGTGATCGCGAACGCCTTCGACGACTTGTCGATGTAGTCCTCCATCGCGGCGACCTGATCGTCCGTCGCGCCGGTGACGTTCTTCAAGGTCGTGGCGAGTTTGCGCTGCGCTTCCTCGTCGGCGGCTGCGGCCTCGACCGCGGCCTGGCCGAAGTCGACGACGGCCTTGACCGCGAACGCGCCACCAACGGCGAGCGCGGCTTTCTTCCCGAACTCCGCCATCTTGTTGCCGGCGGTGCCCGCGGCCTTGTCGACCTCGGTGGTGAGGCCGGAGGTCTTGGCGAGGAACTCGACGACGATCGACGGGCCGGAGGCCATCGGTCAGCCCTTCCGCTTGCGTGCTGCCCGCTCTCGGGCGCGGATCTCGTCGCGCATGTAGGCGACGAAGGCGCGGTAGGTGTCGTCGTCCATGGCGTAGACCTGGTCCGGGCTCAGTCGCCAGAATCTGCAGAAGCCGGCGAGAGCACGGAGCCGGCCAGGACCGTAGGGTCCACCGCTGCTGCGTCGGCGTCGGCGATCCGCAATGCGATCTCGGCGCAGTCCTCCCATCGCAGCCCGGGGATGGTCTTGCGGAGGTGGACCCAGATCTGGGTTTGGGTGCGGTCGGCGGAGTCGCCGTTCGGGCCGACCATCGCCAGGTAGTCGACGCCGGTCTCGGCCTTCAAGGCGCGCTGCGTGCCGGGCGACGGGAACTGCTGCATCTCGGCGATCGAGACCGTGACGGTCTCGGGGAGCTCGAGCGGGCGGCGCGGGACCGCCGGCGTGAGCGTGTCGCCGTTCGTGTTCACGCTGCTGAGGGTGTCGACCATGAGAACCTCCCGTCCGCGGTGTCGTCGGCCAGGCTCAGGAACTCCGGCTCCCCTTCCTGCGCGGTCGGGTACAGGTAGCGGCCCTCCGAGACGTAGGGCCGGCCCCGTGACCCGCCGAACTCGATCCAGCCGGCGTAGGGCAGGTCTCCGCCGAGCTGGAGCGTGAACCCTTCCGGTGTCGCGGTCGACTCGGCGGTGTCGGCGAGCGCGCCGGTGAGGACCGGGACCTTGCCGCGGACGCGTCCGGCGAGCTGCTCGCCGAGCGTCTGGCCCTTCGCGGCGACGGCCGGGCCGAGCTGGTCGGCCCAGCGGCGCAGGTCGGCCATCGCCTCGGCGCCACCGATCACCTCGACGGTCACGTCCTGATCAGGCATCGACCTTCGCCTTGTCGGCCTTGTCGGCGCGGCGTGCTGCGGTGTCGGCGGCGGCGGGCGTGATGCTCGTCGTCGGTGTCGTCCCCCAGCCGGAGATCGACCACTCGAGGTCGAAGCTCGAGGCGTCGCCGACGTCGCCGGCGAGCGGTGTGAACGGCTGCGGGATCAGGTCCCCCGAGTACTCCGGGTTGGTCGCCGAGACCGGATCGGACGACGGTTTCACGGTGAACGGGACCGGGACCCCACCTTCGACCGCGGCGGTCAGCGTCTCGTTCGTGCCGGCCGGATCATGGCTGTGGTAGAGCGACGCCTTGAGCGTCCACTTCACCGAGCCCGGATACTCACGGGTCCCGCACGACGTCTTGATCTCGATCGTCGTGGTCTCCGGGGTGATCTCGATGTGGCTCATCAGGCACTCGAGCGGGACTCCGTCGATCGTGAGCACCGGGTTGATCAGGATGAGCGGCTGCAGTTCTGGCATCGTGTGCTCTCTTTCAGGTTGTGACGGGTGTGCGGACGGTGATGCGGCAGGCCAGGTACTGGATCCCGCCGACGGTGAACACTCGGGGCCCGGAGATCCCGGTCGCCGGGTCGAGCGGCCAGGCGCCGGCGCCGGCCTCGGTGAGCCGGCCGAGCGTGTAGGTGACGAGCTGCTCGAGCATCTCGATCCCTGCGCCGGGGACGAGCCGGCCGGCGACCGCGGTGATCACGAGGCGCCCGGTGCGCAGGCAGGACGTGTCGGGTGTGAGCCACGGTTCGCCCCAGCCGATCATCAGCGCCGGCGGCTCGATCGAGTCGACGAGGTCGACGAGCACGGCCGGGTCGGTGTCGTCGACCGGCGCGAGCGCGGCTGCCAGCTTGGCGCGGGCGTCGAGCAGCGCCGTCATCCGACTCCGAACCTTTCCTTGAGCGGGCGGAGCGTGATCGCGTACCGGCCGAACCCGTCGTGCGGGATCGTGAGCTCGCCGGTCTGGTCGCTCCCGATCATGCCGGTGCCGGCGTCCGCAGCCTTGAACCACTCGACGGCCCGGTTGACGTTCGTGCGCACGACCATCGCCGGCGGCGGGTCCGGGAGCGGCTCGAGCCGGTCGAGCTCGTGGTCGATCTCTTCCGCTGCGGCCTCGAGGCAGTCCTCGAGCAGGACCGTGTTCGCCGGCGTGACCTTGATCCGCAGCGCCTCGGCCAGCTGCTCGGGCGTCGCGTAGGCCATCAGTCGTCCTCTGCGTCGCCCTCGCTGCTGTAGCGGTTGACGAGTGTCGTGCGGCTCTTCCCGGCGCGCTCGGCCTCGAGCACGGCGTCGCGCTCGTCCGGGTGCTCGTCGAGGTAGGCCTCGACCTCGGGGACCGTGTGCGCGCCCGGGTCGAACGCGTCGGCGTCGTCGGCCTCCGGCTCCATGCCTCCGGCGCACACCGGGTCTCCGTCCCGAACCACCTGCTGGTTCGGTTGCGACCAGTAGGTCCCGCTCATGGTGTCTTGGTGATCTTGATCACGCCGGTCGGCTCGATCACGACGACATCGAAGTCGCCGGCGTAGCCGACCTGGACTCCCCAGACCGATGGTTCGACGACCTGCAGGTTGCCGTAGACGTACTCGAAAGCTCGTGCGGCGGCGGTCGAGTAGACGAGGATCGTGCCGGCGGCGAGCCCGGCCGACATGATCACGTTCAGCCCGGCGATCGACCCGGTGTCGCCCTGCCCGAGGTCGGTCGCCTGGAACCCGGTCGACCAGGTGTTCGTCGGGTTGATCGGCGGGAAGATCGGACCGATCGCGCCGAGCATGTCAGGCGAGACCGCGACGACCGTGCGGCCCTGTCCCTTCGTGGCGGCGAACACCGAACCGGCTGCTCCCCAGATCGCGGCGGCGATCTGGGCTGGCGTGTTCGCTCCGGTCGGGAGCACCGGGCCGGCGGTCGCGGCGGTGGTCAGCACGAGCCCGACTTCTTCCTCGGTCTCGATCGCGTACTGCTGGGCGAGGTCGTTGATGACCATGTCCAGGATCGCCGGCGACGTCCGGTTGATGTCCTGCTTGGAGACGTTGACGTAACCGCCGAACGTGTCCGCGCCGAGCGGCGTCTTGGTGATCAGCATCTTGCGGGAGGCGAGCTCGGTTTTCTCACCGGCCTGCTTCGCGACGAGCGTGTGCTGCGTCACCCGTGCGAACGACCAGGCTCCGCCGGACAGGTCGGTCGGGCCGAGCGTGCCGGTCAGCGGCCGGGCCACGGAGATGAAGTTGACCAGCGGCGCGACGATCGTCTCGGGGATCAGCCCGGGATTGTCGGCGGTGGTCTGATGGGCGGCGGCGCGGTTGTAGACCTCCGTCCGGGCTGCGGCCTCCCGGTCGCCGAGCTGCCCGAAGTACAGGTCGGCGATGTAGGCGCCGGCCGAGCGGTACTCGACGGGCCCCATGCCGTTGCGGTGCCGTTGTCCCTGCAGCTCGTTGTCCAGCTCCGTGGCGCGCCGGCGCGACTCGATCGACAGCCGGCTGGTCTCGCGCAGCGGGTTCAGCTGGCCGGCGAGCTCGCCGATCCGACCGCGGGCGCCGGCGATCTGCTCCATCTCGGACGGGTTCAGATCGCGGGAGGCCTGCTCCGCGTTCCCGACGAGGACCTCGATGAAGGTGTTGCGCTCTTCCATCTCGGCCTCGAGGCGGGCAATCATTGAATCGGTTGCGGGCATGACGGTGGTTCTCCTGACGTGGAACGGTGTGCTCTCACGTAGGGCCTTCGGTCACCCGCTACAGCCGGCCCGCCCTGCGGTCATCAACGGCTGGTAGTGGCGTCGTGCGCTACTTGTGTCGGAAGCGTACGCGCGCCGTGTGACGTGCTGTCAACGGCTGGTCGCCATCCAGGCGCGGATCTCGTCCAGGTTCGGTGTGCCGGCCGGCGCTCCGGCGGGCCCGAGGTCGGCGGCGCGCACCGAGAGGATCCGTCCTTCGTAGGCGCCCTCGGGGACCATCGCGACGTGATCGAGGAACGCTTTCGTGACCCGGCGCCGGGAGCGCTGCTCGAGCCAGCGCTCTCCGCCGGGCATCACCGCGAACCCGACCGAGGCCTCGAGCGACTGCTCGTCGGCGAGCGCGAGGGTCTCGTCGCCGAGCGGTGTCTTGGCGATCCGCAGCTCCGCGACGAGGCCTTCGGTGCGTGACGGGTGCAGCGCGACGGCGCGGCCGACCGTGCGCTCGAGGTCGTGGTCGCGGTTGACCTTGACGCGGTTCGCTCGGCGTTCGACGCCATCGAACGAGCCGGGCGCGCAGGACTCGATGACGGGCCGGCCGTGGACCATCACGGCGGCGTCCTGGTTGTAGGGCATCGCGACGAGCTCGATCGTGCGGTCCGCCCAGCGGACCTCGAAGTCGGAGACCGAGCGGAACTC